AACGCCGCCGACGAAATGCACGACCTGGCGAAAGCCGGATCGGACGCCGAGCCGTCCGCCCGGCCCGGACCTTCGCGACCGGCTGGCGTCGCCGAGACGACGGGTGCCGGGTCCAAACCGCCGCCGCGCATGGAATGGCGCTCCGGCAGAGACAAGGACAAAACCAATGTCACTTTTAGCCACCGTGAAAACTCTGCGCGATGAGCGCAAGCAAGTCTGCGATGCAGCGGGCGCGATTATCGCCAAGGCCGGCAAGGAAAAGCGGCCCCTCACCCCTGAAGAGAACCAGGAGTGGGACCGCCGCCATGCCAAGGCGGAGGCGCTCGAAAAGCGCATCAATCAAATCATCGATCTGGGGGCCGACGGCCGCATGGCCGGGCGCGAAGACTTCAGCGGCGCGACCGACAGCTACGCCACCGAAGGCCAGCGGAACAACCGCACCGGCATGACGGTCGAGCAGCGCGACGCGACCCGCCGCTGGCTATTGAGCGGCGCGCAGGGCCTGAACGAAACCGAGCAGCGGCAATACTTCCGCCCGGTCCAGCAGGACGAGCAACGGGCGCTGTCCAGCAGCACCGGGGCAGCCGGCGCTTACACCATCCCCGGCGGATTCGTCTACAGCCTCGAAGTGGCGACGAAGTACACGGGGGGCATCGTGGACGCAGCCGCCTACATCGACACCGACAACGGCATGCAGATGCCCTACCCGTCGATCAACGACACCGCCAACAGCGGCGAAGTCATTTCAGAAAACACCGCCGCGACCACCACGCAGGACCCGACCTACGGCGTGGTCGTGTTCAATGCGTACATGTTCGACAGCGGCATCATCAAAGTCCCGGTCCAGCTTGCGCAGGATTCCGCTTTCAACGTGGAAGATTATCTCAACGAAGCGCTGGGAACTCGCATCGGCCGAAAGCTCAACACCAAATGCACCACCGGCACCGGCGCGAACGAGCCCACCGGCGTCGTCACCGCTTCCACGCTCGGAGCCACCACGGCGGGGGCAACCGCCATCACCTACGGGGAGATCGTGGATCTGGAGTATTCGGTGGACGTGTCCTACCGGGCCAAGGCCAGCTACATGATGAACGATTCCATCGTGAAGCTCGTGCGCAAGCTGGTGGACAGCAATGGCCGGCCGCTCTGGATCGCCGGGGGTGTCAGCGAGGGCATCGTCAACAAGCGGCCCGACACGCTCAACGGCTACCCCCTGTTTGTGAACAACGACATGGACACGATCGCCACCACGAAAAAGACAATGCTGTTCGGCGATTTCTCCAAGTACAAGATTCGCCGCCTCCGCCAGCTCCAGCTCGTGCGGATGCAGGAGCGGTTCATCGACGCCCTGCAAATCGGATTGCTGGCCTTCCAGCGCTTCGACGGCAACGTAGTCGATGCCGGAACGCATCCGATCAAGTACCTCCAGCAAGCATAACGACGGCGCGTGCCAGAGACGGGCGCGGGCGGATTCTTTCACCGTCCGCGCCCCGCACGGCCCCACTGGAGGCATCCCATGAATGACACAATGCGCATCCGCTTCTACCCCGCGAAGCTGGATGAAACGGCCTTCGACATGCTGGAGGACCTAACCAGCAAACGCCGAGACCAGGCCCCGCGCCTGATCGAATGGATCGAGCAAACCCTCAGCGCGGAAATCTGGCGGCGCGGGCAGGCCGGTTGCCCGGTCGAACCTTTCCGTCCGATCCTTCCCCTTCACGAGTGGCAGCCGGCCGACGTGGCCGGCGCGCTGCACGTGCTCAGTGCCTGCGAGCTGCTGACGTGGAAGCCGGGACCGCTGAGGGAGTTTCTGGGGGCAATCCACCATTTGGTCTGCTTCTACGCGGCACACCTGCTGCGCAAGCAGGCGGGGAGGGCGCTTGAGCGCATCACAACTGCTTAACGCCATCCATGAGCGGCTGGGGCGCATAGAGGCCAAGCTCGACGCGCGTGAGCGCGAATTCTCCGGCGTGAGCCGCCGCGTCCGCGTATTGGAGGCCCGCTGGTCAAAGCTCATGGGCGCGGCGGCCTGTGTCGCCTTCCCCTTCACGCTCGCATGGTCCTATTTCAAAGCACGCAAACACTGACCCCGGCCGCGCCCCGCGCGGCCATTTTTTGAAAGGCAAATCATGTCACTGAAAGCAACCATCCTTGCCGCCGCCGGCGGCGCCGCGCCCGAGCTGGTCCCCGTTCCCGAATGGGGGTGCGATGTTCACGTCCGGGAAATGACCGGCGCGGAGCGCGACGCCTACGAAGCCGAGACGTACCAGGTGTCCGGCAAAACGGTTGAATTGAACCGGCAGAATGCCCGCGCCCGGCTTCTCGTGCGCTGCCTTAGTGATGAGCAGGGCAAACGCATTTTCGGGGACGATGACGCCGACGTGTTGGGGACGAAATCGGGGGCCGTGCTGGACCGCCTCTACGTCATTGCCCAGCGCGTCAACAAACTCACCGCCAAGGACTTGGAGGACGCCGCAAAAAACTGAGGCTCCGGCCGGGCCGAAGGTTCTACTTCCGCCTTGCCGGGCACCTAGGCATCACCGTAGGGGAGCTGCTGGCGCGGACGCGGAGCGCGGAGCTATCAGAATGGCAGGCGTTCGAGTCGCTCGAACCGATTGGCAGCCGGCGCTTCGATTTCCTCTTTGGCCAGCTCTGCGCGGTGATCGCCAATTGCAACCGCACGAAGGACACCCGCGCCATGGGGCCACTGGATTTCATGGTGCGATGGGAAGCGGAGGAGGAGCAGGAAGAGGATTCAGAGGAAGACATCGCCAACAGGGTCATGAGTATTTTCAACGGCATGATCCAAAGGAGCAGTGGGACCCGTGGCTGATTCAATCCGTATCGAGGGGTCCGCAGAGCTGAAAGCCAAGTTCGCGCGGCTCCAGAAAAACGTGGCAAAGAAGCACACCCGCAAGGCATTGCGGGCGGGGGCAAAGATCATCCGTGCCGAGGCGCGGGCCAATGCGCCAGTGAAGTCTGGTCTGATTCGTCGCGGCATCCGCGTCATCGCCGGCAAGAGCCGCAAGGGAATGATATCGATCCTTGTGACGCTGGGAGACAGGCTGTTTCAGGGGAAGGAGTTCTACGGCGCATTTCAAGAGTTCGGCTGGTTCAGCGGCAAACGGATTCGGGGGAAGTTTAAGGGCGCGGACGCGAAGGATCGCTACCACGCCGCCAGCCTGGCGGCCGGCCGGGCGTTCCATCCGGGCAAGTTTTTCATGAGGCGGGCATTCGAGACCAAGAAAGACCAGGCGGCGCGGACGGTGGAAGAGACGCTCCGGAAGCTGATCGAACAGGACGCGCGGGGCCGCTGAAATCGAGGTTATCCCTATGGCAAACGAAGGCTCGTTAAACATCGTTCTTTCGGCCACCGCTGAAGCCTTCAACGCGGGCCTGAAAAAGGCCGAGCACGGTCTGTCGGCGCTGGCGGAGAAGGCATCGCATCTGAAGGAGGCCCTCACCTCGCCATTCGCTGAGTTGGCAGGCGTAGCCGCCGGAGGCGGCATGGCGATGATGCTGCACCAGACGATGGAGCAAATCGAGGCCGCCGATCGGCTGGGGCGCACGCTTGGCATCACGACCCAGGAGATGCAGCGCCTCCAGTACGCGGCGGAGTCATCGCACGTCGGCACCGAGTCGTTAGCCACCGGCCTACAGAAGATGGAAAAGACGTTGGGGGAGGCGATGCTCAAGGGCGGGGAGGCCGCGCAGGTCTTCGACGAACTGGGGCTGGATTTGAAGCGGCTGGCCAATGAATCCGCGAGCCAAGCCTTTGCGGAGATTTCCGACGGGCTGGCGCATGTTGAAGTCACCTCACGCCGGGCTGCGCTGACCGTCGGCGTCTTCGGCCGATCGGGCATGGAGCTGATCCCAATGCTCGAGCGCGGCAGCGCCGGCTTGCGGGACGCCGCGGCTGCCGCCGATCGCACTCACTATGCGCTGAATGGCATCGAGCTGGCGCGGGTGGAGCAGGCCGAAGAGGCGATCAAAAAACTCAGGCTCCAGTTGGAGGGGGCGGCGCGCCTCCTGACCGCCAAGCTGTCGCCGTACATCGCGGAGATTGCGGACTTCGCGCGGACGCATATGGCCGCCGCCCGCGCGGTGATGGCCAGCGCCGGCGCGCTCGCCGGCTTGGCCGTAGTCGTGCCCATCGCCACCAATGTCGTCAGCAGCCTGACGAGCGTAGTTCGCACGCTAGTCAGCATGCCGCCGCTGGAGCTTGCGGCGGCTGGAGCAATGGGCCTTTTCGCGGCAGTGGTGGCCCGGTCGGCAGCAACCAATGAAAGCTGGGCAGCGTCGTCTTATCACGTGCTCAGGGGGCTGGGTCTCTTTCACTACGGGACGCAGGATTTGAGTGTGGCGATGGAGGATTACGGCGCGGCGGCACAAAAAGTATTCTCGATTCAGGGGGAATTGGACCATGCGAAGGATTCGAGCGCACAGCTCGATGCGCAGCGGGACATGGTGGCGGCGCTCCACGATCGGCTCGCGCTGGCCAAACGGATCGTGGAGGAAGAAGCAAAAACCCATTCGGACGTGGGGATCGGCGATAAGCAGGTTAAGCAGATTGAACAACAGCTCAGCGCGGCCCAGAAAGCGCTGGAGCAGCTCGAAACCGAAAAAGTCCATCACCAGTTTCAGGGCATCGCCGATGACATGGACGAATTCGCGAAGAAAGCCAAGGCAGCCGCCGCCGCCATGAAGTCTCCTGTGGAGCAGCTCGCGGAGATCCTCGCGCAAGCCCAGGAGAAGCTGGCCATGGCGCAGGCAGGACCAGAGCACGCGGAGCTGGCCAAAGGCTACGAAGCCTACGCGGAGGCCGTCGCCCAGGCGCAGGAGAAAATCCGCAAAAGCGCCTTCGGCGCTAATGTGGTGGAGCGCGAAAGGGCCGCGCTTGCGGAGTTGAAAAACCAATTGAACGAAATCGGCGCGATGGAGGAAATGCAGCACGCGGCCGAGAATTTCAACAAGGCAGCCGAGGCGATCAAAAAGCTTCAGGATGAGGTGGATACGTTCGGAATGTCCGAGGCCCAGAAGCAGGCCCACCAGTTTGAGCAGCAGAAAGGCGTCACGCCGGAGCAGATTTCGCAGCTCAAGGCGCTGGCCGAGCAACGGGACCGGCTGGAGGACGTGAAGAAAGCGAACCAGCAAATGCAGGAGGACGCGCAAAAGCTGTGGGCCGACACCCGCACCGAGGCGGAGAAGTATCAGAACGAACTGGACAAAATCGAGGCGCTTCTGGCGGCCGGGATGATCGACCAGGACATGTACCAGCGCGGCCTGAAAAAGGCCGCCGACGACTTCCACAAA